CTCCGTGACAGAGGGCAACCATCGGGTGTGGGTCGGAGAAAATACCAGTGCAGGTGCGGCAATAATAGCCCTGGCAGCGATAATCAACAGAGAGGACAGTGAAACGGTCACGGTAGTGGACGGACCGGGCGACACCCTCAGTGTTGAGGCTGTCGTATCGGGTGAATCCGGTAACGATATCGCAGTCGAAACTACTTGTCCGAACGCCAATTGGGGTGTAGGCGTCACCTCGTTGGAAGGCGGAACCAATCCAAGCATAGCGGATATAGTTACCGCAATAGTAACAGCTTCAGGCAGCGGAACAGTTCCTCTGACCTTTATAGCAGGAGAGGGTGAGCAGGCGGGAACGATACTAATCACCGCCACCGCAGGGGAAGCGGCCGACGGATCGGCAGGGAATGCCCTGGCAGTGTCCAGTACCTCTTCTGCGCTGGTCTTTTCTTCCAGCACCCTGTCCGGAGGAGCGGACGCAACTTCGGCAGAAGCCATCGCCTTGATAACAGCGGAAACGATCGAAAATATAACCATGACCGCTGGAACTGGAGATGATGAGGGAACGGTGCTGTTCACATACAACATCCCAACCGCAGCCGCTAACGAGATATCCACCATAGCGGTCGGGGATAATTTAAGCTGGACGGCCGATACACTACTTGACGGGGTAACCCCCACAGTTTACACCGAGGCAACCTCGCACTGCCGGGTAATGGTGGATGATAACTATATGTACATCGGCAGGCAGATAGGGGAAAACTTCGTCTGGAAGTATGTAGCCCTGTCTACACTGTCTGCCGTTTAATTTGTACAGACCGGCAGCTCACCCGGTAGAGCATTATAAAGGCGGTTCGACTCCGCCCCGGTCTGTCAGCCTCGAAGAGGCGTTATTCCTCCTTTCTAGTTGTGGTACAACCCCTCTCGCATCCAGGGAGGGGTTATTTTAAAAGCGAAGGGTAATTATCACCAAAATTTTCAATACATACGGAGGTTAGTATGGAAGAGAAAAAAGAAAAAACTACATTTGAAAACCCAGAAGATACTCAGAATCAAGTAAACGAGCAGAGTGCTCCTGGGATAGTAACCCCAGAAGAATGGAACACCCTGGCGGAAGACATAAAAAGGGTGGGCTACATTTCCGTGCTCGTAGACTGCCCAGAAAAAGCGTCAGTCTTCACCGTTGAAAACCTGTACGATTTCGCCAGAAAGAGCGACTTCGCACTGGTGTTTCTACCGAAATATAACTGGGCGCTCATAGCCTCAACTATAAACGAGATTCCGATATACCTGTACCGACACGACAAGAGAAATATGCACTTACTGCTGGAACACCTGAACACAGTAAACACGGCAAACAGCAGTAAGTAAGATAACATGAAGCGGCCGTACAACAGCAGCATGTGAGTATAGTGGGTCAGTACGGACACAGTGCCGCTATAAAGAGAGGTGGCATTTGTGCTCCCATTGACCTTACTTACGGACATGCACCCGGCGGTGAAAGCAGTTATAGCCGTAACTATTGCCACTTTGGGGCTATTGTGGGGCTATGCGTGGATTGGAGAACCCCTGGTAGTAGTTGCCCCGTCAGAAATGGGGGCCTACGCTATCGGTCCAATAATAGTTGTGGATCCAGGATTGTACTACTCGGAGGATCAGGAATACCTACTGTGGGTTCTGGCTCACGAAAAAGCCCACACCATGCAGTTTGCACTGTACGGCCCGCTGGCAATGCCTGTTCTTTATACGGCAGGGGCGATAAACTCCCTGCTAACAGAGGGAGACATCTGGTACGGCAACTGGATGGAACTGGAAGCAAACGCATGGGCGGATGCACACCCATATACACCCACGTTGACTCTAAAAATTGCAGCTCCTGTCCCTCAGGAAAACACTACTCTGGAGAGTCATCCCTGGCATTTTGGGTATCATCAGCGTTAGTGTCCGGAAATGTGATATACTTAGCACAGACCGTAAACCCTATAAGTCGTTTTGGAACCTCTGTTCGCACAGCAGAGGTTCCCTTTTTTTCTGGTATCTGCGAGTAATACCCCGTTAATTATATAGTAGCAGATGACTACAGATTTTAGGGAGGTAGAGTACATGGATGTAAACACAACTTCAAGAAACTGGTTGGTTGATAGAATTGCCAAAAAAATAGAGAGTAAATACGGAAACCTTTTTTTCCGTTCGTTTGGGGAAGAAGATGTTCCAGTGGATCTGCGAGGTGTAGTTAAGGAGATCCTGCAAGAGGAACACGCTGCTAAAAAAGAAAGGTTGAGCTTAGAGTCCTGTAGAGAAGAGGAGACCATGAAACGACCTAAGCCCTTCACGGTATGTAATTACTGCGGAAAACAATTTGACTATGAAGACGCTATAAAACTGTGGAATAATGGGGATCCGGAAGATGTTCTCATATTTTGTGGACATGAATGCCTTATAGCTTACTTTCAGGAACTTGAAGAAAAAACACTGCTAGAAGGCGGCAGCTTTCTTTCCTCGGGGCAAGTGGAATCCAAGCTCGAAGAAATACAGACGGTACTGGATCGCATTGACAAGCTTTCCAGCTAAATATGCCTCCTGATATTGGTATTAAAACTATAACTACTATACAGGAGGGTTACTATCATGAAGCTGTCTGAGATTTCAAGTGTAATTGAGAAAAATGATTCGTATTCACCAGCATTTAAAATCGTGCTGGTAAAAGTAGTGTTTGCTCTCCAGCAGGCTATGCTGGGCAGAGCAGATGGGAATTTTTCCATGGTTTGCGGGCTGGTGCCCGTTAATCAGGAAAAGGAAACGGCAGAAGCTGTAGCTGATTTCCTGAACAAAAACCATCCTGTTCTTCGGGCAAAAGCAGTCGAAGAAGAGGTGTGGATATACAGAAACATAAACGAGGGAGAGTCATTCCTCCCTCAACTCATAGAAAGCAAGTAACACCCCAAGGGAGACGTCTAAGACGTCTCCCCCTTCTTTTTTTGGAACCCTGATAATCTTAAATGAGGTGAAATACCGTGCCGGAAAAAAAATTCATAAAACAGTGCTGGTTTTCTTTTGACGAGCTTAAAGGGTTGTATTTCATTCCAAAAGGCGTGCCTGAAAGAGTGGCGATTTTCACAGACAGGATACACCGCAGGCTGAGGCAGGGTGCTGAAGGCTCCAGGAGTCAATATGTCATGGAGCTGCTGTATCTGCTTGACAGGAAACTTACCGCCAACAGATACGTGCGGGAACGGGAGCTGCTCGACCTGCCCATAAGTAAAACATATGAAGACCTTAAATTGTGGGCGGTAGAGTGGGGTGAATACTTCTGTAATCCATGGAGCCACTATCCGGCTATAAAAATATATAAAGACCTCGTTAAAGCCGGGTACAGGGCTTTTCATAAAATGGTATTGGAATACGGCATAGTCGAAATAAAACTTACATGGGAGGCGGAAGATGAGAGGTACATTAGGAAATGGTATATTGAGCACCCTGAGCGAGATCCAAGCAATACAGAACTTTTCGGAAAGAAGAGAAAAAGGGGACGCTCTCCTGCAAAACTTACTTACAGACCACCTGCCAAAAATGATTCAGGCACTTGAAAAAATGGACTATACCCTGCAGGCAATCACAGCATTTCCCTATCAAGGTACCGCAGAGGCTACCTTGATGAAGATTCAGCGTATGGCAGAAACTGAATTAGCAGCAGTTAGAGAGCTGCTCAATCCATAGGTATTACCTTACCAGAATCCAAGCACGTCCTGGACGTTAGACTCGTCTACCCTTTCCAACTTACGATACAGATATGGACATGACCTCGCAGATACAAATTCCCACAGGTTGCCTGTCCATACTGGCAATTTTACCGTATACCTCGTTCCCTCATTTTTCAGAAGCTCATATACTTCTAGGGCACCGAGATTTCGTAACCTGCTTATAGCTTCATGCAGAGAACTTTTCTGCATGCCCAGAATCTCCTGCATTTCGCGTATGGAGACTACTCTGGTATAGTTTGATCCCCGTGCTATAGACAGGTCATACAGGAATAGATAGACTTTACCGTCCGTAGACGGCCTTAACAACTGGATAAAGATAAACACCTGTCTAGGGAGCTAAATAAAGTTTCCTTTCGGTTTGTAAACAAATCTCTTTAGTTCCCGCATACCTAAAGCATACCACAAGCATAACCTTATAATCCACATATCCGGACACACCTGTTGTTATCTTAATCAGGAAAAATTCTGTACTGCTCGAGCCTGAGACAACAGCTGACGGTGCCCGGAAACACGGAGGTGAATATTCAACATGTATATCTCAGAAGAACCGCTTGAAATAACAAGTAAGAATATGCCGGCAGGGGCAAGAAGGCTCCTGAAAAAGCTCATAAATGCCGCCAACAGCCAGCTTTTAAAGCCCTGCGAAATCCCTAATATGTGCAGGCAGCTGGAAGAAGAACTGAAGAAAGAAAATACGCAGAAGGCAAGAAGAAAACTGGAGACCCTGCGGAAAGATATGGCTGAACTGCGGAGTTTCATGGAAACCCGTATTCCTGCAGGAACCCGGTTGGTTTTCGTATACTTGTCTTGAGGAGGCGACCATGTACGAAGACATAAAAGCTGCTGTGGACGCTATAACCGCTACGTGCGACTGGGCAAGCACCATAGACGGTGTCGGATTCAACGGTGCCGACGCCAGATTCGGCCACCTGCTGACTGGCACCCCTGTAACCGCATGGACTCCCAAAATGGCGTTCAGGGCATGGCTTATGCTCAGAAAATACAGGAAGCAGCTTCTGGATCACCACAACATAGACTACGACAAGTTGACAGTGCCGGAAATCCCGGAAGGGAGCACGTCAAAAACAATAAGGATTGATTCCGGCAAATATGCCCTGACTTTTCCTTATGATGTTGAAACTAAGGATCTTATAAAAGAGGGTAAGGGTGCTCGCTGGAACAGAGAGTTGCGGCAGTGGGAACTTCCTATCAACACCGAAAACATACCTGTTCTCCTAAATCTTCTGTTCGACAGGGGCTTCTATATAGACGGCACCGCCATGGATACGCTGATTAGATCCTATGAGCGCGTACAGGAAATGATAGCGGCCAGTACGGCGAAAAGCTCGGATTTTGAGCTTAAACCAGGATTTGGTTTTGAACTCATGCCTTTTCAACGGGCAGGCGTGGAATATGCCGTTAAGACAAAAAGATGCCTTATAGCAGACACTATGGGATTGGGCAAGACCATAGAGGCACTGGCCTTTATTCACCAGCTGTCCGGATATCCGGCTCTAATAATATGCCCTGCTTCTCTTAAGCTAAATTGGAAGCGGGAGACAGAAAAGGCTCTTCCCGGAAAGACCGTGTCTGTATGGTCGACCAAGAAGCTGAAAACGAGGGAAACCTGCCCGAAAACGGACATAGTAATAATAAACTACGACATTATCCACAAGAAGGAAGAGGAGCTTAGAGCCCTGCACCCGATGTGTGTGGTGCTAGATGAATCACACTACATAAAAAACTCCAAGGCCAGAAGAACTAAAGCGGTCAAGTCCCTGCTAAACGGAATTCCCTACAGGCTGGCGCTCACCGGGACTCCCGTCCTCAACAGACCAATAGAACTGGTTCCTCAGCTCCAGGCTCTTGACAGGCTGAATGATTTTGGGGGATGGAAACATTTTACTGACAGATACTGCACAATCCCGATGCCTGAAAGGATGCGGGAGGCGATAAGAAAACAGAACCTGCGGAAAGCTATAGATACTCCGCCGCCCACCATGATGTACACGGGAGCTAAGAACCTATCGGAGCTGAACGACAAGCTTCGTGCCACCTGCTACATCAGAAGAAAGAAAGAAGACGTCTTGACGGAGCTGCCAGAGAAGCGGAGATCCGTCATTCCGATAGAACTGGATGAAAAGAAATATGCGGATATTGAAACCGCCACTGCGCTGCGTCTTTTTGAGATAGAGGAAGAAGAAGTCGACGAAAAAGTCAAGAACCCCCAACTGGCCAGGTTCTCCATGCAGCTGACCGAAATCGAGGAACTGAAGCAGCAAACGGTCGAGCTGAAGCTGCCTTTCATATACGAATGGATTGAAAGCGTGCTTGAGAACGAGGAGAAGCTGCTGATATTTGTATGGCACAGGGCTGCCGGAAACGCTATTTCCGAAAGGTTCAACGTGCCTTATATAAACGGGGACACCCCTGTGAACAAAAGGCAGGAGTATGTGGATTCATTTCAAAAGGATCCGGACACCCGGATGTTGGTGCTTTCGATAAAGGCTGCGGGTGTAGGGCTTACACTGACCGAAGCCTCCCACATCGCCTTCATAGAACTGGGTTGGACTCCGGCAGACATGGATCAGGCGGAAGACAGGGGACACCGCATAGGGCTGAAACACGCCCTCAACGTTTGGTATCTGCTGGCGGCAGACACGGTGGACGAGGACATATGGAATGTGCTCGAGGCTAAGAGGAAGGTCGTTAATCAGGCTACCGACGGGATACAAAAGGAAGCCGTAGACAGTGTGGTAAGTGCGATAAAGGGCAGATTTAAGAGACCTCGAAAGAGACAGCCCGCAAAAAAATAACGATAAGGGTTACGGTCGACTTCATTTTTTGGGAGGTCGATTTGTGGCATTAACAGTTGGTAGTTTATTCAGTGGAATCGGAGGTTTCGACCTCGGTTTAGAGCGGGCGGGAATGAAGGTTATATGGCAGCTGGAAAAAGATCCCTTTTGCCTGGAAATCCTGAAAAAACACTGGCCCGATGTAAAAAAATATAAAGATATAAGGGAGGTAGATTTGAATGAGCTCGAACCGGTCGACGTCTTATGCGGGGGTCCCCCATGCCAGCCCTTCAGTGTCGCAGGAAAACGTAAGGGAAAGGGAGATGACCGCTACCTCTGGCCTGAAATGTTTCAAGTCATTAAAACACTCAGGCCCCGTTGGGTCATTGTCGAAAATGTTACTGGGATCGTCAATATGGCACTCGAAGATATCTGCACTGACCTGGAAACAGAAGACTACGAAGTCCAAGCGTTTATTATTCCAGCTTGTTCCGTCAACGCGCCCCACAGGAGAGACAGGATCTGGATTATTGCCCACCGCAACAGCGAACGGCAATTACAACAGAAAGGGACTCTCGAAGAACAGCGGAGACGGGTTAGCAACAGCAATAAACAAAATGCTGCCGACCCCGCGAGCACAGGAACCGGGCTGGACAAACGACGGTTATGGCGATTGCCTGAACAAACGGATCAACCAGACCCTGCTCCCGACACCCACCACCCAGGAAACGGAGCACCCGGAACTGGAGCTTACGCCGACGGGACGGAGACTTACGAAAGACGGAAAAGACTCGCACAGTATAAA